GCATCGATGCCACGCTGGACGAGCGCGGCAGCCGCTACGGCAAGTTCACCGGCCATGCGGAAATCACGCAGCGCCTGAAGGACGCCATGCGCGCGTCGCCAAAGTGGAGCCAGCTCAAACCGGACCAGGCCGAAGCGCTGGAGATGGTGCAGCACAAGATCGGCCGAATTCTGAATGGTGATCCCGACTACCACGACTCGTGGCACGACATCGTTGGCTACGCCAAGTTGGTCGCGGATCGTCTGGAAGGCGTGCAGCGTTGAAGCTCGCCCGCGTTGACGCCAATCAGCCAGCCATCGTGGAGGCGCTCCGCAAGCTCGGCGCAAGCGTCCTCCATCTTCACACGATAGGCCGCGGCGCTCCTGACATCGCGGTTGGATACAAGGGGAAGAACGCGCTGATCGAGATCAAGGACGGCAACAAGGCGCCGAGCGCACGAAAACTGACGCCGGACGAGGAGAAATTCCACTCCGAATGGCGCGGCCAGGTGGCAGTAGTGGAAAGCGTAGACGAGGCGATCGCCTTCATAACAAGTACAAATTGGGAAGAAATGTAATGGCAAACAGCCGCAAGCCGCGCAAGCGCTACAACCCGGACAAGCACAAGCTGCATGTCCCGATGACCGCGGCAACGCGCAATCCGCTCGCGCTCGATCTCCACCTGACTGTGGAATCGCTCGTCAGCAATCCGACCGAGGAAACCGGAAGCCGCCTGGCGCGGATTCTGATGGCGATGGCGAACGCGATCAACTACCAGTCGCCGGTTCGCATTGCAGACCGCGCCGACGACGACGCGGTTGCCGTGAAAGGCGCTCTGGCCGCATTGCAGGCGATTGAGGACCGTTTCGACAGGCTGGGCAAGTACGGCCTCAACGGCGATGAGATCGCGGCGCTGCGCAAGGCTGCTGGCGGTCTGGACGAATCGCTTGCCCGTATCCCGTTCAACGTGCTCCAGCAGTCGATTGTCGCTGCGAACAGGATCGCCGCATGACGCGCACCCTTTCGCCGGAAGTCCTGATCGCGTGGATGAAGCCCGGCAAACCCTACGCGCCAAGCCAAGTCGGCATGCAGTTCAAAGTCGGCACCTCGGCAATTCGCGTACTGATGCAGCGCCTGACGCGCGATGGGCTGCTGCAGCCGATCAAGGTGGACGGGATATTCATGCGGATGAAGCCGGCAACCGCTGCAGCCGCAGAACTGCCAGCGATGCGACCGCTGAAGATTTCGCCGGAAATGCGCCGCGCAATGGAGCGCACTCAGGAGCTGTATGTCCACAGATCGAGATTCTGACGCGCTGGACGGGTGGGAGCGCATCCAGCTACTGATGGTGCGCGACAAAAAGGAAAGAAGCTACGCAAGAGAGCAGAAATATTACGGGCGTCGGGGAGATCCAGCGAACCATGTGAAGTTTCCAGGGGAAAGGGAAAAAGAGATGCTGCGACGGGTGAGAAAGGAAGAGGTGCAGAAGGAATCGTTCGTCAAGCCGGACCCGCTGACGGAGTGCTTGGCGATCTGGGTAAAGCTCAGCAAGTTTGACGACATGGCCGACCAGCACCGCGACCGCACTGGTGAAGGCGATGAGAATCAGGCGCTATACCTGATGGCAGACATAAAGGTTGCAGAGGCTGTAGAAACCATGATCTTCGATCTGCCGCGTCATTATCGGTGGGCGATCATGAAGCGGTGCGGTGTCTCGCCGTCCGTGTGGCGATACCCGAATTTGACCTATGCAGATGTTCTGAGGGATGCCGAATCGGTTTTAACTGAAAAAATGAAAAAACATTTTGCCACCGCGCATTATTTCCGTTAGAATCGATGTTGATGGGTGTTTTCGCTCGTCCAAAGAAAGCCGCGTAACTGCGGCTTTTCTCGTTTACGCACTATGAAGCATGCAAGCTGCGGCCGCTGCGCGGCGGGACCGGTTACCGTATTCAACGCTAGGTAAGGGGTAGCTTGCATCCTTGATAGTGAATGCGCAGGCTGATGCGCGGCGATGTAGGCGTTTTCCTCCATAGGCGCCTCGTTGTTTCTCAATGCCGGAGATCAGCGCCGGCCACTATCACAAGGCTCGATATGGGAAATCCCATGTCGGGCCTTTTTCGTTTACGCGTGAATTGGCGAGCCGGTGGCCCTGCTTCAGTGTTGCGACTTTTGCAGTTAAGCGCGGCCGGCTCACTAATTCATGTGTCTCCTCCGCGTGAGTAATCGCGCCTTCGCCCGCTCACGTAGCGGGCTTTTTTATTCCTACCTTCATCGATCAAGGTCGAAAGGTGCAACATGTCGGAAACAGTTAAAAAAACCAGAAATAACTTGCCTGGCCCTGGTCCAGGTCGCCCAAAAGGTTCGCCAAACAAAACGACGCAAGCGGTGAAGGATGCCATTGCACAGGCGGCGGAAGATTTGGGTGGTGCGCAACGATTGGTGGCTTGGGCGAAGGAAGATCCTGCCAACGAGCGCGCATTCTGGACGACGATTTACCCGAAGCTGCTGCCGCTGCAGCTTACTGGCGAAGACGGTGGCCCCGTACAGGTTCAGCCGATCCTAAATGTCAGTATTGCCGCAAATTGATGTTTCCCTGCATAAGAAGCAGGGTGAGGTATTGCACAGCAAGGCAACGGAAATCCTGTATGGCGGCGCGGCAGGCGGCGGCAAGTCGCACCTTATGCGGATTCTGGCAATCATCCTTTGCACAGCAATACCGGGGCTGCAGGTGTATCTGTTCCGGCGTATCCGCGAAGACCTGATCAAGAACCACTTGGAAGGACCGCAAGGATTTCGCACGCTGCTCGCGCCATGGGAAGGCAATGGGTTCGTCAAGATCGTGGGCGACGATGAAATCAGGTTCTGGAACGGCGCAAAGATATGGCTATGCCACTGTAAGGACGAGAAAGACCGCTTCAAGTATCAGGGCGCCGAAATCCATGTCCTGCTTATTGATGAGTTGACGCACTTCACGGAAGTGATTTACCGCTTCCTGCGTGGCCGTGTTCGCGCGCCAGGCTTGAAAGTGCCGCTGCAGTACCGTGACGTCATCCCGCGCATCATTGCCGGCTCAAATCCCGGCAACATCGGCCATCAGTGGGTCAAGCAATCCTTCGTCGATGGCGGTGAGATGGTGTTGCGCCAGATGCCGCCGAGCGAGGGCGGCATGCTGCGGCAGTACATTCCAGCGCGCCTGTCCGACAACCCGAGTATGGCGAAGGACGATCCGACCTATGAGGATCGGCTGTCGGGCCTTGGTAGCGATTCCCTGGTCCGAGCCATGAAGGACGGCGATTGGGGAATCATCGAAGGCGCTTTCTTCGAGTGCTGGCGAAAAACGCTGCATGAGATACGGCCATTCGAGATTCCGCAGACCTGGACACGCTTCCGGTCTGGCGACTGGGGCAGCGCAAAACCGTTCTCCTTCGGCTGGTGGTCAATCGTGCAAGACGACTATTCGCACGATGGCGTCATCCTGCCGCGCGGCGCCCTGGTGCGTTACCGCGAGTTCTACGGCTGCAAGAAGAACGCTGACGGCACAAGCATGGCAAATACCGGCTTGAAGATGCCTGCAGAGGCGGTTGGCGAACGCCTTGCGCAAATGGAGCGCGGCGACGGGGAAATCAGTTATGGCGTCCTCGATCCTGCTGCTTTCAGCTCTGATGGCGGGCCGAGTATCGCGGAGCGTATCTACAAGGGCAGCGGCAACAAGATCAAGTTTCGCCCTGCCGACAATGCTCGTGTATCTCAGCGTGGCGCAATCGGCGGATGGGATCAGATGCGCGCCAGACTGCTAGGCGAGGACGATGTGCCGATGATCTACACGTTTTCGACGTGTCTTGACTCGATCCGCACGATTCCCGTTCTACAGCACGACACAGATCGCCCTGAAGATTTGAACTCCGACATGGAGGATCACGCCGCTGACGAATGGCGATATGCCTGCATGTCTCGCCCCTATGTGCGCAAGGTGCCGCAGACCGAGCCGCCAAGGTGGCTGCATGAAATGACAGCAAACGAGGTGTTCTGGCCTACGCATAAGGGGCCGGCGCCGCGCAACAGGATATAGGACACATGGAACCCATCATCGAGCAAACGCAGGACGACATCACGGCGAAATGGGTTCCGGTCATCCAAGCCTACGAGCGCGAGGCGGAATCCTGGGAAAAGCGCGCGAAGAACATCATCAAGCGCTACAAGGATGAGCGCAACACGGCTGAAAACAGCAAGTCGCGCTTCAACATCCTGTGGTCGAACGTCGAGACGCTGAAGCCGGCGCTGTATGCGCAGACGCCGAAGCCCGAAGTCGAGCGCCGCTTCAAGGATGCCGATGCTGTCGGTCGCGTCGCTGCTGATGTGCTTGAGCGCTGCCTGTCGTACAGCGTGAACACGTATGCCTATGGCAGCGTGATGCGTCAGGGCGTGCTGGACTACCTGCTGACCGGCCGCGGCACCGCCTGGGTGCGCTATGTGCCGCATCTGCGCGATGTGTCTGAAGGGCTGGAAGGCAGCGAGCATGGCGAATCGGTGCAACT